CAATGGGAAATCATGGGGGGATTCCTCCACACGGATATCGGCGCTCCGATCATCATCGACTACACCGCTCATATCACTGACGTGGCTGAATTTCCCGCGCCATTTATCGAGGCGCTCATCGCTCGCATCGCGTCAAAGATTGCTCTGCCGCTAACTGGCAGTGGTGATCTCGTCGCCGCCATGACGACCGTGGCAATGGAGACCATGCAACGCCCCAGCGTGAAAATTCTGATCGAGAAATCCGCGAAACCCCGCTTGACCACCTCGGCCAACTCGGTCTCGGAAATCTGCCGACAAGCCATCCTCCGGGTGGGAAGTGCCGATGTCTTCAAGCCGTATGGCGAGCCGATGTCCATCGCGACATCGCTATTCGATCAGACTCGCAATGAACTCCTCGCCGACTTCGACTGGCAGTTTGCACGCTCGCAAACAACCTTGGCAGCAGACCCCGCGCCTCCGGCCTTCGGTTACGCCAAGCGATATGCCCTTCCTGCCTCAACTCTCAAGGTGCTTCGCGTCAATGGCGTCGATGAGGATGAAAACTTTGGCCAATGGGAAATCGTTTCCGGGTACATCCACACCAACTTCACTCCGACCATCCAACTGGAATCCACCGCCATCGCGACCGATGCGACCAAGTTCCCGCCGGTATTCACGAACATGCTCACCGTTACCTTGGCCATGAAGCTGTCCCAACTCATGGAATCCCAACCCACCGCAGCGCCTCGCCAATAAATGAAGTCCGAGGAGTTATTCAAGGAACTCCAGTTCCTCGCGGGCAAGACCTCGCTCAAGAGCGCAGTCGAGACCCGCGCCTCCTCGCGTCCATCCGCCACCCTCACCGAAGACGAACTCTGTCGGCAAGCGATCCTACGGGTCGGGACTGCCGAGCAGTTCGGTCCCTCCTCGCAGGCGATGCTCCTCGCGAAATCGCTCTACCCACAGGTGCGCGATGCCATGCTCCTCGCCGGATCGTGGACGTGGGCCATGAAAAGCGGGACCGTCATCGAGACCCTGCCTCGACCAGAGTACAAGTGGAGTTATCGCTACCCGATCCCGTCCGACTGCCTGCGGGTCTTCCGGGTCAACGACTACGACTATTCCACAGGAGATTCCTCATGGGAGGTAGCTGGCAATTTTGTATTGAGCAACGCCGATTCCGGCACGCCTGCGTGGGTCGAGGCCCGATCCTACGAGGTCGGCAATGCCGTCTCTCACAACGGAGTCGTCTACCGCTGCCTCCTTAATGCAACGACCACGGAACCGGGCGTCACCTCTGGGTGGACAATTGCTTGGGATGTCTGGTTAGGCAAGGCCATCACGCTGGAATACGTCCGCAAGGTCACCGATGTCACCCTCTTCGATTCCCTCTTCATCGACCTGCTCACGGCCAATCTCGCTTCCAAGCTTGCCATTCCGCTCACCGGCGATGCCAACAAGGCGCTCCTCCTTGCCAAGGACAGCGATTCCCTTGCCAAAAGCCCAGCCATCCGCCGGGATTCCACCGAGCGTAAGGGTCGAATCAAGCCCGCTTGGATGTCATCCAAACTCGTCTCCTCCCGCAATGGCGGCGATGGCATCGATGCCTCGCAGTCGTCGGGTGGTGGTCCTGCCGGTGGCGTCAGCTACCCCGCTCTTCATGTGACTCTTGGCAGTGTCCGCACCGTGACCGGCGCAGAACTTCCCTTTGTGACAAACACGGGTGCAAACGACACCGCTGTCTTCAACTTCGGTCTCCCGCAGGCAGGCGTCATCGACTCGGCCAAAAACACCCTCTACGGCAACGGGGTCGCCAAGACATTCGCGATCCTCGGCCTCAAGTCCAGCGACCCGAACCACGTCATCGTCTCCATCAACGGAGTCGTACAAGAACCGACCATCGACTACCTCGTCAATCAAGGCGCAGGCACGATCACTTTCTCAACATCCATACCTAACCTAGCCAAGGTCGTCGTCGTCGTTCTCGGTCTCTATTCCGCCTCGCAGCGTGTTCCCGACCTCTACATTCACGCCTTCGCTACCAACACCGCTGCCACATTCAATTTCTACGGCATGCTGCTCAACTCCGATGTCCCTGCAACGGGATCGCCCGCCGCTGTCGCCAAGTGGACCATCACCCGCACGGCAGTGTCGTCCGCAGGATCGATCACCTCCAGCGCCACCGCAACCAACGTGGCTTGGAATAACCGGGAGACATCGACCTACGCATGACAACGATCACCGATGCCAACCTAGCGCAGACACTCGATCTCAGCAATATCGACCTCATCCTGCCCGAAATCGCGCAGTCCATCGTCGAATATCCGACCCGTGCCGACTTCCCAGAGATCGGTCGCTCGGCCCGACTCTACATCGACCTCGCCGAAGCGCAGACCTACCGCTGGCAGGATACCACCTACGTCCTCCTCAATGCCCTCATCGACTGCGGACAATTTTAGTTACCCCCAAAACAACAACACAAACCCAACAAAACCAACACAATAAATCAAATGGCGAATCCAATCATCAAAATCAAACGGGGCAGTGGTCAGCCCGCATCATTGCAACTCTCTGAGTTGGCTTATGATACACTAAACAAGTCACTTTTCATCGGAACGGCAGAAGGCGTTCTCGCGATTGGTGGCGAAAACGTCTTTGCGAAAAAGACTTACGCAGATTCCGCGGTCAGCGCAGAAGCCTCGCTTCGCTCCGCAGCGGACTCGACACTCACCTCCAATTTAAATGCAGAAATTTCGCGTGCAACTGCCGCTGAAGGAGTAGTTTCTGCAAATTTGGCAACTGAAATTACCGATAGAACCTCGGCAGTGTCCTCCGTGACATCCTCGCTGAATTCGGAAATCACCCGCGCCCAAGCCGCTGAAGGCACTCTCACATCGGCAGTGAGTGCAGAGGTTTCGCGTGCGACAGCAGCAGAAGTGGCACTCGGAACTCGCATCGACAATGTGTTGAGCAATGTTGATGGCGCAGCCCTCGACTCCCTCACCGAAGTCGTCGCCGCCTTCCAAGCCGCCGATGGCACTATCAACGGAGCGATCACTAGCCTCGCCGCTAGCGCATCGAGCGCCCTCGCAGCCGAAGTGACACGGGCGACAGGTTCGGAATCGACCCTCACGACTGCCGCAACGGCACTCGCTGGTAGAGTAACGACCGCAGAGTCGGACATCAATACGCTCGAAAGCGACCTCGCCGCAGAGGTAAGCGCCCGCACAAGTGCTGTATCTTCAGAGGCTTCCGCAAGGACTTCTGCCGATTCCGCTCTCGGAGTTCGCATCGACAACGTAGTGACTGCCGCAACTGCCCTTACCTCAAGGGTTACCGCCGCAGAGGCAGACATCCTCTCAGAGGCATCCACCCGTGCATCGGCAGTTTCTGCCGTATCGGCTCGCGTGAGCGCCCTTGAATCGACCATCGACGGAGGCACTTACTAGTCCTTCCACCGCCTCCGGGGTTCGATCCCCCGGAGGCAACCCCATTCCATAATGGCAACCATCATTCCCAAAAAATCCACAATATTAGGTAAAGTCCCGACGACCAGCGATTTAGGTCTCGGAGAGATTTGCCTTAATCACGCTGACGCCATCCTCTATTCCCGCCATCCGGGGACGGGAGCGGTCTACGCCATCGGAGGAGGCAGCGCAGCGGTCGAACGATTCTGGGCCTTCGCCTTGAGCGGCAATACCGTCTACCTCGCCAGTATTTCCACATCCGACTTTCCTTCCACGGGCAGCGTCTATGACGTGGCCCTCTGGGACATAAACAAAACAACAACCAATGACAATGGAGACGTAGTCTCCGAAAGCTCCGCCATCGGAGCTTGGAATAACAAACAAAACCTCACTTACGCATAAACCTATGAACGCATCCACTCCACTCCAAATCGACGGCAAATCCTACCCGAAATTTTCGCTCAACTTGGCCATCACCGGCAAGTACAACGCCGATGGCTCCAGTGACGCCGATGGCTCCAGTGACGCAAATGTCGCCATGCGCCTTGTCCCGACCCGCATTGAAAACGGCGAGGTCATCACCGCTGACCAAGCCGCAATCGGTATCGCGCTTGGCTCACTTGAAGGTGCAGACGAAGCCACCCAGCAAGCCGTGGGCGCGATCCAAGCCGCCTTGCAAACCTACATCGCCGCGAAAGGACTCTAAACCATGGCCACCTACTACGCCCGCAAGGCCGGAAACATCAACGCCGCCGATGTCTGGGCGACCACGCCCAGCGGCACAGCCGCCGCCGTCACATTCGCCAGCGGCGATGTTCTGGTAGCAAACTCATTTGCCATTGCAATCAATGTCGATACCAACCTCGGCGGGGCAGGCCAAGTTCGCAACGACACTCTCGGAGGAGCGACAACAGGCGGGACATTCACACTTTCAAACGGGGTTACGCTTACCGCAAATGTGGTGCAAAATAACCCAACGGGCGGGGCTACGGTTGTTGCATATGCAGGGGCAACACCTAACTCAGCTTCGATTGTGGGCAATGCAAGCTCGGTCAATACTTCGGGGGGTCAAATATCAATTAACCACACTGGAACGGGGACATTAAATTTTACGGGTAACATAACTGGAGATGCGAGATCGGCACCTACTGGCGGGGTACTATCGTTGGCAAGCGCGGGTGGGATAATTAATTTTACGGGCAATGCAACTGGCGGAAGCAATGTGGGTGGTTATGCAATTCAAAACGCCGGTGCCGGAACAATTAATGTTGTCGGCAATTGCTTGGGGGGATCATCTGCCGCAATAGCAAACCAATTGACAGGAACCGTTAATATTGTAGGTCAATCGATAGGTTCAGCAACTGGTGCAGCAGGGGCTGGCGTTGCCAATATTTCAACTGGGACTATCGTTGTCACTCGCGCAATAGGCAATGGCTATGGGCCGGGTTCGTCTGGACTTGCCGCAGCCGTTGGAGTTGCAAATTCCGCACTTGGAGTTGTCAGCGTCGAAGAGCTTGAATACGGGACACTCGGAATGTCTCCGACAAGTGGAGCAGGAATACGTTTAAAAAAACTTACGAGCAACGTAGCAAAATTCAACTACTGCGATACGGTAGGCGCAAAAACTTTAGTGGATGCAACCCAAGGCCAAATGCCAGCGGTCACTGATGTCCGCAACGGTGTGAGCTACGCATCGGGCGCACTCACGGGATCGGCATTTATCCCATTGGCCTCAAGTGTGGCAAGTGGAGTCCCCGTAGGGTCAACCACCGGCACGGCAGTGCTAACGCCAGACGCTGTGTGGAGTCATGCATCCCGCACGATCACGGGTGGTCTTGTCGATACCGCTACAACGCTCACGAATGCGCCAACGGTTCCAAGTGTAGTCCAAATCCGCCAAGAGATGGACAGCAACTCGACCAAACTAGCAAATTTGGATGCCACGGTATCCAGCAGACTTGCAAGCTCGGTCAGCACAAACATCACCGCAATAAAAGCAAAAACAGACCTGCTCAATACCGATAGGCTGGCCCAGTGCGCCACGACGAGCATCGTAGGATCACTCATCGCTCAATCCAACTCATGAGCATGGAGAACCTCAAGACCGCAGCCACCGGCCTCATCGGCAGCGCGACCTCCATCGGCGCTGCGGCGTACTCCCTGCTTCCTCACTTGGAAGCGGGGATGCGCCTCGCCTCGGTCACGGTCGGCCTCGCAGTCGGCCTCGCCACTTTGGTCAAAGTCATCCGCGACCTCCGAAAGTAACACATGCCGAAATTCGATTTTTATCCAAGTTTCAACGCCGGTGAAGTCTCACCCATGGTGGACGCCCGCACGTCCTTGGATAAATATCGCTCGGCCTGCCGGACTCTGGAGAACTTCGTGATCATGCCCTACGGTGGGGCCATCCGCCGACCCGGCACGCAGTACATTGGCACGACGAAAACCTCGGACACGCAGAGTCGTTTGATCGGGTTCAACTTCTCGACCACGACCCGCTTCGTGATCGAGCTTGGCGTGGGCTACCTGCGCGTCTGGAATCCCTCTGGTACATTGCAGACTATTTCCGGCACAGCAACAGAACTCGCCACTCCGTATGCTGTGTTTCCGTTTTTGATAGGTGACCTGCGCGAAATCCAGATCGCCCAAGTCAACGACATCATGTATTTCGCGCACGCGAACTACCCGCCATACAAACTCACTCGCGTGTTGGATACCAACTGGACTTTCGCGGAGGTCAAATTTGAGTACCCACCGCTACTCGATAGCTCGGACAATCAGACAAAGTTGAGTGTAAACGTACCTAATTATATATTCCAGTCTGGAGTCTCATATTTTAAAGACGCCAATCTTTACCCGCCTTATTGGACTGCTTCAGTTGCTTATGCTGTAGGTGATTGGGTATACACAGCAAGCGGGGTATATAAGTGCCACACCGCACACACCTCTGCGGCGACCTTTGACTCTACAAAGTGGACTTTAAGCTCATCTACGAGTTTTATTTTTCGCGTCTTAAAAGATTTTACCGCAACAACCTTTCCTGCCGCTATCGCCGCTGGCAATATCTCGTCACTTCCCTTGGCGACCAATCAAATGGGACCAATGCTCAGCAGCAACCCATTCACTGGGTATATCGGATCGCAGATCGAACTCAAATGGCAGAATTCCAATTTGTACAAGCAGATCGAAATTGTCGGCAACTTTGAAAGTGAAACACTCCTTGTGGACGGGGCATGGGACTTTGAGACCTCCGGCACATGGGGAGCAACGATCCAAATCCTGCGCGTGCCTGCCGAGGTCTTGCAGGCAGGAGTCAGAGCGGGCCTTGCGTACCCAGTTACCACCACGACCATAGAGGTCTATCAACCCAATCACGGTTACGATAGTGGTGACCGGGTGTCATTCAAAGGCGATTACAAGCAGATAAACGCCGCAATTTCTTCGGTTACCACGAACACCTATCGGTACAACATTTCGCCAGCGATTACGCTCACAGCACCTCTCTACCGTGATGTCTTCCCGGAGAATCTCAAGCAAATGGAAATCGTCCGCGAGTACATCGTAGACAATGACAAAAACATCCTCACAAGTGGAACGGAAGATAGTCTCTGCGGACTCAAAATCGTCGTAACCAACGCGCAAAAGATCGCGACCACATGGTCAATGTCAACCCCCTACAAAGTCGGCGACTTCGTCTACGATTCTGGCAAGACCTATTATTGCATGCTGGAGCATAAAGCCGCCAACGATCTGTATGACAATACGAAGTGGAAGGAGATCACCAGTGACGATGAAGTTCCCTTAGGTTCCATTAACACATTAAAAGCGTGGAATACTACGTCAGTTTACGAATATGGCGACTATGTCCTTGATGGTTCTAAAGCTATAAACGTAGGAAGAGGGAGATTGTGGCGGGCGCAACAAGCGGTTCCAAAAAATACAGTGCTGAATGATGTGTCCATTTATTGGGAACGAATTGAGGCAGTTGAATGGACATCAAGTTCGGCTTTTTTAGGAGGCAAGTACGTCCAAGAGTCTGGCACGGATAACTATTTTATGGCACGGTATGACCTACCCGCAGCCGATAAAATTGACACCAACAAATTCACCACGCAACAGGTTCCCAATGCCCGACTCGATAGCGCAACCAATATCATCGGCGGGGTCGCTACCATAACAGATGTCAGCACTATCAACGTAGACAAGTGGCTCGGACCTCTCGCTGCCACTGGCACAAAGACGAAGTTCTGGCAGTATGGGGCATTCAATGCAACCAGTGGTTACCCACGCTCGGTGTGCCTGCATGAGCAACGTCTCTGCTTCGGTGGGACCAAGGCGCAGCCGAACACGATTTGGTGCAGTGCCATTGGCGACTTTGAAAACTTTGAACTCGGAGTCAATGCCAGCGATGCCGTGCAATTCACGCTCGCGGCATCGGAGGGGAACCGCATCAACTGGATGTTCTCCCAATCTGAAATGCTCGTCGGGACATCCGGTGACGAGTGGACTATCGGCGCAGCGGATTCCGCCTCGGCGCTCTCGGCCACGAACGTCCAGACCCGCAGGCAGGCCAGCTACGGGAGCAAGTACATGCGAGCCGCGATGGTCAACGATGTCCTGCTCTTCGTCCAACGCAACGGACGCAAGGTGCGCGAACTCGTCTACGAATTAAATAAGGACGGTTGGGTCGCTCCCGATCTGACACTCCTAGCCGAACACATCACGGTCGGCGAGATCGTCGAGGTCGCGTACCAACAACAACCGGACGCCATCCTCTGGTGCGTACGCGGAGACGGCACGCTCATCGGCATGACCTACGAGCGAGACCAGAAGGTCGTGGGCTGGCATCGGCACACCATCGCCGACAATGCTGATGTCGAGTCGGTCGCCACCATCTACGGCAACGGCACAGAGGACGAGGTCTGGATGGTCGTCAAGCGCACCGTGGCTGGCTCAACCTACCGCACCATTGAGCGATTCCCGCTCCTGTGGAGAACCGCTTTCGACGACCAAACAACCACCTCATACCGCTACCTCGACGGGCATGTGGCATTTGATGCTGGTGCGTTGGTAACTCCTCCCGGTCCGTTTCCTGCCGGAACAACAGGCACACCCTACAGAACGATTTATGACCTTGCTCATTTAGAAGGTAAAGTGGTCACCGTTGTGCAAGGGTCCAGTGTCACAACGAGATTGGTCGTCCTTGGAAGAATTGATGTCACATCGACCGCCGCAGGCTATGTCGGCCTGCCCTACACCAGCACGCTCACTCCCATGAAGCTCGACATGGACTTGGAAGACGGGTCATCGCAAGGCCGCAAGAAGCGCATCCACAAGGTCGTCGTCCGCACGCTCAAAAGCCAAGGCGGCGAAGTGCGGGTCAATGCCGGGCAGTGGTACGACCTCGCCAGCACCCTCACCACGGGAGATCAAAAAATCTTGACGGCAGGCACGTTTGGATTCGACGCCGATGTTTCTGTCCAGCAAAGTGACCCCTATCCAATGTGTATTCTCGCCATCGAACCTGTCTGGGACACCTACGGAAATGAATAGCATTCACATGAGACCCTACCTCGATTCCGACTATGAGATGCTCTCGCAGTGGCGAGTCGCTCACGGCAAGGACATCGTCCCAGAAATCGTTCTGCCAAAGTGCGGAGTGATATGCGAGATCAACGGGCAACCGACCGCCTCTCTCTTTCTCCACATGAGCAATTCCAATGGAATGTGCATGGTCGAGCATGCGGTATCTGCTCCTAGTCTCTCCATCAAGCTCGCTCGCGAGGCATTTGGGCATTGCATGTCCTGCCTCAAAAAGATCGCACACGACCTCGGCTACCACACGATGGCAGCATATGCCCATCCCGCGATGGTGCGTCTGGTCAAGCGCCACGGGTTTCGTGCCGGTCAAAAAAATCTCGTCCAAATGTTTGCTCCAACACAGGAGGTCCACAATGGCTGAACCCGGCACTTGGTTCATGGGTATTGCTGCCATTGCCGCAGTCGCTTCCGCAGGCGTCTCGATCTATTCAGCGAACGAGCAAAGCCAAGCGCAAGCCGCAATGGCCGAGTACAACCGCATGGCTGCGGAGCAGAATGCCTCATGGCAGCGCCTCGCCGGGGAACGTGCCGCGCAGGCCGAACAATTTAACGCTCAGATAGCCGGATTCAACGCAGACGCGCAGGGTCAGCAGGCCCAGATGAACCGGCAGATGCTCGGTCAGCAAAGCGATCAACTGCGAGCGCAGGCGACCGCGCAAGACGCGCAAGCCCGCGACCAAGCAGGCCGCATCCGCGCCGAGAAGGATCGCATCCTCGGTCTCCAACGCAGTCAGTTCGCCGCAGGCGGCGTCACCCCGGAAGGCTCGCCTCTTGCTGTTTTGGCTGATACCGCCAACCTCTACGAAATGCAGGTCAACGACACGAAACTCCTCGCCAATCTGGAGACCAACAAGAAACGCCGCGAGGCCGGACTCAACGACATCATCGGCGACTTCAATTTCAACGCAGATACCTTTGCCTCGGTAATGAGTTCCAAGTCCGCGAAGTTGAGCTTGGACGATGCGAAGTTCGCCGAGGAGGCCGCAGGCGCAGGCTACCGCATCAATCTTCGCCAAGCCGACATCGAGCAACGCGCAGGCATGTCCCAATCTCGTGGCACTCTGATGGCAGGCTACGGATCAGCACTCAGCAACATCTCCCAAGCCGGGTACTACGGATCGCAGGCCGCAGGCGGGTATTCGTCCGGTGGTGGAAGCGGCAAAGGTAAAGACACATCAACAGGGAAAGCGTTTAAATAACCATGCCAGCCATACGACTCGCCGATATTCCAAATGCAGGCCCGCAAGGTGTCGCTCCCGACAGCGGCATCATCGCGCCTCGCGTAGCCCAACTCGGCGGTTCCGCAGCCCTTGACCCCAACGCCATGCGCGGGGTCGCCAAGGACATGCAGTTGGAGAAGTACAACCTCAACGCATTTGCGGGCGAGGCCATCGGCATGGGCAAGATCGGAGACGCCATGGGCGATGTGGCTACCCTCGGCATCCGCTTCGCGACCAAGATGGCCGATGCGAAGGAAAACGATGACGAAACTCGCGCAGATACCCTCATGCGGATCGCCCTTGAGAAGCAGGCTAATGACCAAGACATGACTCCTGTCGAGAAATGGCAAGAGAAGTGGGCATCGAATGTCGCTGATACCAGAAAAAAAATCTCCGAGATTGGAATGTCCAAAAACACATTCGCTAAACTCTCCCCAGCAATGGACAGATGGGCTGAGTTATCTAAAGTCAAAATCGAAGGACAAGCTAACCAGAAGCGTATCGAAGGATACCGCATGAACACCAAGGCCAATGCCTTAATAAAGATGGCCAGCGATGACTATGAAGGCGCATTGACCGCCATTGACGAAGGGGTCAAGAAAGGCGTGTTTTCTGAAGAGCAAGGTAAACTTGAAAAAGCCATGATGGAGGACGATATCATCCGCAAGGCCGAGCTAAAGCAACGCGAGAATATCACGTCCGAAATCCTTACTGATCCACGCCGCGCCAAGGAAATCCTCACGAAGGCCAAGACTGGCGAGCAAACGGAATTTGGCAAACTCGATCCGAGCCGAGTCAAGCTCCACCTCTACGAGGCCGACCGCCAAATCCGAGTCACAGATTCTGATAACTGGAATTCACTGGTAGAACGAATTCAGAACGGAGATATCGCCAGTAAAGAAGACCTCAAGAAAGAGGCAGAAGGAAAGCAGATCGATCCGGGCAAATACAAGCGCCTCGAAAGCGCCATCGCCGCAACCATCCAATTCGATCCCAAGGTCGCAGGCGATTTGAAAGCCAAGGTCGCAGCGTTCGATTTCAGCGCCGACAAGAACGATGAAAAATTCTACGCACTTAACGCAGAGATAGCTTCAAAGCTTCCCAAGGAGCATGCTCAGTTGCTCGGAGGGGAACTGAATTCCTCATGGAAGAAAGCCTTTGATGGAACACCAAAATCCCCACGCGAGGTTTACCGGTCTGATGTCATCCAAGGCATCAAGCGCATCGGCGACAGTGGTCTGCTCGGAGAAACCGGATTGGACAAGGACGGCAAGATCGAAGATTTATCCAAGAACAACACCTACAACGCCAGAGTCTATTCGGTGATGCAAGGTATGGACCATTGGTTTGATGATAGAGCGAATAAAGACAAGACCCCGGCGGATGCCCAACAGCACCGAGATAGCCTTATCGAACCGCTACTCAAAGGGAAGGCGCTTGAATTATTCAAAGGGAAGACGCCCACATTGGTACTGCCAAGCACGCCATTCCAGACAGGAATGATGGGTGGGGTGAATAAATCAGACTTTGCGAAACCTACGCCAACTCCACCTCCCGCCAAAGAGGCAATCGATAGAGCAAAAGCGATGAAACCCGAAGGCAAAGTGACGTACTACAATTTCCCCGGCGATGCCTATTCGGATTCTAATTCGCGTGCCAGAATCGGGGCATGGGATAATAAGCTCACCGAAAACTCGCTTGCTATCTCGCCCGATATCGAAAGCAAATTCAAAGCCGCAGGAATTGGAAAGGGCGACCCCGTGGAACTCACTCTTGCGGATGGGTCCACCGTCATTCGCAACTGGGATGACCGCACCATGCAGGACAAGCAAGCCATCAGCAAATATGGCAAACCTCTCACTGGTCGCTTCGACTTCCATTCTCCGGGAGGAAAACAAAAGAACGATGGCATGGCTGTCCTGTCCTTCCGCAAAGCCCCCAACGCTTAATTTTTCATGGCAACACTCATCGACGACGCAACAGCAACCGAATACTTCAACGGAATCGAAAATGCCCCAGAGGATAAGCGCCAACAAATGGCAGATGATCTATTGGCATGGGGGAACGCAAAGCAAGAGCAGGAGTACAATGACGCCGACAAGCACTTCTCCAAACTCTTCACCGACCAAGCTTATTTCGAGCAGGAGAAAGCAGCCAATGTCGCCGTTCAAGAATCCATCGACCCAGACCAAACGGCAAAAAGCGCAGCCATCGGCGCTTGGTTGGAACACCGCACCGGAAGACCTGTGGACACCATGTCCTACCAAGTCGAGCGAGACGCCTTCGCCATGGCGAACTACGGACAGAAAAACCTCGATGACGCGCAGTTTTTCGATTTCGTCAGTGGAGAATACGAGACGCAGCAAAAGAAGACTGAGGCGCTCAATGACCTCCACATGCAGTCGGTCGGCAAGGCGATCAATGACTCTCAGCTAGGTCAGAATCGCCCCTTCGTTGACGGCATGACCGATGTCTTCAACCAGTGGCAGCAAAAGTATCCAGAGCTTGTGGACGGCACGAATGACGCCGCCTTCCTCTCGCAGGGATACAAGCTCTACTACGACACGATCAACGACCTCGACTCCGTGCGCCCGCAGGCCGCGCAGACGCTCACCACGCTGGAGAAGTTCACCAAGGGCGAGTCTGATCCAGAGTCGCTACAAACGCTCTCCAATACGCTCATCGGCGCGACTCCCGAAGAACGTCAGAAAATCTACAAGTATGTGACCCTTGCCGCAGAGGCAGGCCAAATCGACCGCGCCGGGCTAGATCAGTTCGCCCTCAACATGGGGCAAGCCTTCACCCGTGGGTTCGACTTCGTCCCGCAGGGTTCGCTCCAGATGCAGGAGGCTGGCGTCAACAACTGGTTGGAGTCCATTCGCAACGGAACGCAAATCTGGGTTCCTGCCGATGGCAACCTCTCCAAAGCTGAAGTCGGCAACGCTCCCGCAGGAGTCGAGTCCGATGCGTGGCGGCAGGCTACCCTCCCAGAGACAGAGAAACTCATCCAGAGTGGGCATGACGTGCGTGAAGGATTCAAGGTCGTTCGCGAACTCCGCAATGTCGCCAAGACTGGCGTCGATCCGATCCGCCCCGTGCTGGAGGAGAACTCCTTCTGGGGAACTGCCGAGCGTGGCGCATACGGTCTGGCCGGAAGCATCGCTCCCATGGCGGCGACTGCCGTGAATCCGTTCCTCGGCGCTCTCGCCTACCAAGCAACCGAGTACGACCGCATCATGCTGGAGAACCCGGACATCAACCCGCAGTTCGCCCAAGGTCTCGCGCTAGTCGAAGGTGTCGCAAACGCTGCAACAGACCGACTCGAAATCGCTAACATCTCCGGGCGACTCCCGATGTTCGGGCGATACCTCGACAAGATCGCCAGCGATGGAGTCCGCCGCACCGCCAAGATCGGTGGGGCCATCGCCTTTGAGAACCTCCAAGAGGCAGGGCAAGATTTGATCGCGCCCCTGCTAGAGGCTCCCATCGCCGCGCTACGTGACGACATGCCCGACCAAGACTTCGGCAAGCTCATTAGCGACTGGGCAGGCCAACGTCCAGAGACCTTCTTTGCCACCCTCCCACTCGCACTCATCGGTGGCGGTGTCGCCTCCTTCCGCGATATCAAGCACCCGTCTGCCGAACTCAACGCGACCAAGCTCCGCATGGCGGGATTCAGCCCAGAGCAAACCACCTTCATCCAGCGAGCCGAGAACCCCGAAGAATACGATACTCGCATACAGATGGAGTTTCCGAACCGCACTCCAGAGAATATCCAAGCTGGCGAGGAACTCATCCAGCAATCGATTTCGGAGGCACAAACCCCGCCAGAGAATAGCGCCAAGCTGGAAGAGACCGTGGCCAAGGACGGCACTCGCATGTGGACCGTCACCACGCCGGACGGCAAGGAACTCCTCACTACCAAAGACCAGCAAGCGGCACTGGACGCAATCGCCCAGCACGGACACGCGCAGATTCTCAATAAGCAGTTCGAGACGCAATACGAACCAGAAGAACTCCGGCAGATGATCACTGACCTGTCCACCCAATGGACATCGGAGAAACCCGGCAATACGCTCGCCATGGAATCCGAAGGCATGAACGCCCAGCAAGAGCTTGAGCAACTCCAAGCCGCAGGCAACGCATCGCAGATTCAAGAACTCCACAACCGGATCGCGAATTCCCCGATGAAGGACACGCCTTACGAGCAGATCAACATCCTCGGCAAAGCCAGCGTGGACGATGTCGCGGAGATGGTTTTCGGGTCACTCATCACGATTAACCCCAACACCCGCCCGGAGAACCTCCGCGAGGAAATCCACCACATCGGCGTCAAGGTTGCGATCAAGAATGGCAGCGTCACACTCGACACCTTGCGCGGGTGGCTCGACGCGACCGAAAAAGCCCTGCCGGGAACCTTTCAGAACCTTGTCCGAGATTCGGAAGGTGACATCGTCGAATCGCTTTCCCAAGTCCAAGCTGCTTACGAGAACGGCAAAATCAACGCCGACGAAGAAACCAAGCTTCCTCCTTCGTTCATTGGTTACATCAAAAACATGATGCGAACTTTCGCCGAGGTCATGCGCCGAGCAGTCGCCCTGCGCGGAGCCTTCAAGGACGGCGCTCTCCCAGCGGAATACGAGACCTTCCTCGCCGACTCGGTCGGCCTCAACCAGCAGTCGCGTGTCGATACCGCACGCGAGCGGGTTGCCAGTGATGTTTTGACTGATACCGATGGCAAGGTGGTTTTCTCACGCGCCCAAGCGCAGACCAACGCAGGCGAAATCCGCGCCAGCAACGCCACGATCACCGGCCCGGCGAACTACAGCATTGCCGCACACCACGGCACGCCGCATAAGGTGGACAAGTTCAGCACCGCAAAGATCGGCACAGGCGAAGGAGCGCAGGCTTACGGCTGGGGGCTTTATTTCGCGGAGAATAAAGGGATAGCACAAAAATACAGAGATGATCTAACACCCGATCCAGTTGCAAAAATCAATAAACATCTATCTTTGATAGGATTGGGAGGTCATTCTGCGTCTTCAAAATTAGCAGAAAAATTAGTTGGTAATGGGGGGGACTTGTCTTTGGCATCATCCGAATTTCGGAAAGAAGGCAATAAGCAAATAGCCGATCTTATTGATAATAAAATAAAAGAAGGACGCAAATCGCTTAATGTAAATAAAGGCAACCTCTACACCGTCGATCTCGATGTCGAACCGGAAGACTTACTCGACTGGGACAAGCCACTAAGTGAGCAGGGCGAAAAAGTGAAGGGTGCGTTTAATTTAAAAATATGGAATGAGGACAGGTTCAAAATTACCGATCTTGATGGAATTGATAACATTTTATCTAAAGACGCAACATTAGGAGAGGCATATCAACTGATGGGAGAGCCTAAAGATGTGTCATTACATCTCCTCGCCGCAGGCATCCCCGGCATCCGCTACCTCGACGGCGGCAGTAGACTCAACCCGAATACGATGGAAGAAGCGCGGGCGCGGGTCCGCATCGCCAAACGAGATGCGGAGAACTCACCTCAAAACGCTACCTATCAAAAAATATTGAAAGACGAGGAGCAACGACTTGCCGACCTTGAGCAAGAGCAGCAGCGCAATACCTACAACTATGTCGCCTTCGACGAGAACCTCATCAAGATCACCGAGGAGAACGGCAACCGCATCGCCGCAGCGCAAGCTCTCGC